CTGTCTTTACGTGAATGCCCTACTACTCACCGATCATTTTGTGAAGAATATCACGAGTGACTTCACAATTGTCCTTAACTTAATTACCGAGCCTGAAAAAGTCAACAGCTACCAGAAACGCACAGATCGCACAATTTAGTTTTTGTGTAAGTAAAAATCTCACCCACATACACGCGTTAACTAACAACACATACAATTACAGCAATCCGAAGAAGTCTGCAAAGGCCTACAAACTAATCAATTAAACCAACTGACAAAAGAACTAAAATCAATTGATTGACTATATGCTTAAACTATTAAGATGAAGTCACATAAACTCTTCAAATATTCTTTCCTAAAAGAACAAATCTCAACCAACATAGTTGAGGAAACCCCAAGTACCCGAACTACTACCAGAGGTATTAATTTGCCAAGTACCGGGCTGTGGTAATCGTAACCAATGAAAAGAGAAATCATCGCCAGCAGCTTTGAATCGAAAATAATTTGCTGTTTCATCGGCATATTGCACAGTTCGCATAAAATATCCAGAATTACCAACAGTTTCGTATAAAGCTGGAGAATACCACGGAACTTCAAAGGAAACTGAACCATCTGAGGTATTACCAAATGCCACACCTTGAAAAGGAGTTCCCGCATTAACACTACCACCAGTAGTAACCATAACGGCCGGATAACCGGACGATGTTTGCGGTTGTATAATCTTAAATCGCACACTACCTCTCCAAAATCTGAATAAAAATGACCACTTATCTACCCCTTGCCAAGCAATGGAACTAGCGTTCGTGTCACGCATCAATTGAAAATTAACATCTGCACTAAGTGCACTCATTGGAACATATTGGTGTAACCAATCCCTAAGTGTTAAAATTTCCTCACCAATTACTAAACCTTTAGGATCATATAACTCTCCACCACCCATAAGTGCAGGGAACTCCGTGGTCTTAAAGTATGAACGAATTTCATAACTGTTAGGTTCACACTCCAAATATGTTTCACTTGAAGAAGGAATGAAATTATTATCAATTGGACAATAAACCATAGCATCAGGACCACCGGCTTTCCAAAAAGAAATTTGAATTGGTATTGTTGTGGCGCCAGATTGAGAAGACCAAGAAAGAACTTGGACATACACATTAAAAACCAACTCAGAAGTAACACAAGTTGTGAG